CCTGTGGTAGCTGCATATTGAATATGCCCACCATTATCAGTATAGACATTACCATCTGAGTTTATTACTAAACCGTCAGTAACTGCTCCTGTTGATGAGTTTACGTCAATGGTTTTAAAACCATTTTCAGACCTGACTGGTCCGTTAAAAGTCGAATTTGCCATAATTTCCTCCTACGGAAATAAGTCTTATCATCTCGGCTTGTCTGCTAGGTCAGTTGATAAAACAAGTTAATATAATCCTAGTCCTTATGATTGTATATCATTCGTCTACAAAAGAAAAGGGACCCGAAGGTCCCTTTAATTTTTCACATAAGTGAATTATGCTCCAGGGGAACCGAAAATACCTCTCCAGTCACTCCAACCAAAGCTGTAACGTTCTCTTGCCTTGTATCTAACATTACCAGTTTCGAAGTCGCCTTCCATACTAGTTGATACAGGTGTTCTAACGAAATGTTTTAATCCGTTAGGTACGTCAGTTTTGATAAAGAAAGCATCAGTATCTGTTAGATAATGATTTACAACATAGCCTTCAGAAATCATTCCCATGTTTCTGATTGCGTTGATGTCATTATCTGAAGTACCAACTCTTCCAGGAGTTTCCATGAGTCTATCAGCAACAAACTGTAATGCAGGCGGAATAATTAATTTTTTCGCTTGTGCATTAACTTTAAGATTTCTCTCATCTTTGAAATCAGCGATGTCAATCAACGCTTGTTCAAGAGAAGTCTCGTTTAAGTCAGCTGCAGTAGTCAACTCATTTTTTAGATCCACGTTAGCAACAGTAGGGTGGTCTGTAGCACAAAGCTCTTTTCCATCTCCACCAACATATGAAGAACTAAACGCATTGTTTAATACGTTAGCTGCTTTCACTTGTTTAGTTTGTTGCATAGACCTAGCTAAAGCTCTTGTGTATCTTGAAGATAGTGTATCGTAGAGATTGTCTTCGATCGCTTCTTCTGTCAACGCAAACGCTAATGCTATAGTCTCGTGTGTGAAACGTGATGTCCAGGATTCTTGAGCTGTATCATAAATGACCGCTGCTCCTTCTCCTTTAGTCGGTGCTTCACCAAACCCACTTAACATTACTTCTTCCTCGAATGCTCTTTCAGAACTCTCGGTGTCGAAGATGTCTTCGTGCTCGTTATTGTATCTCTCATACTCTAATCCAAAGAGAGCATGGAGTCCAGGTACTAGTTCTTTGACTAGTTGGGCTCTATTAATTGCCATTATTTATTCTCCTTAGATTATACAGCAAATGTGTTAGTAGGGAATGTGAATAATCCTCTCGCATAAGCACCTATTTCATTGCTTGGTTGCGAAGCGAATCCAACACATAACGCTACACCACTTGATGTTGTTGCAGTCACACCCTCTTTTGATCTACCGTTGGTTGTAGAACCAGCAGTAGTGGAGAGAGTGTATTTGTTACCGATGAAGCTTACGGCAGGTGTTCCTGCTGTAAATTGAGCCTCGTAAACGATGCCAGGATCGTTATAAACGAGAGCTTCTGCATCGGCACTTCCTAGTGTCGCAGTGTCAGCAGTCCATACTTTCGAGAAAGTAGGAGTACCGTCAGTTGCGGTATAGTATACCCCGTAAAATACACCTGCAGGAGTACCAGTCGCCGTGCCTTGAATGACATATCCGCTAGATAGATTAACTACATCACCTGAAAATATTGATGCGTTAGTTGCACTAGCAATTCTCATTTTAGCAGGACGAATAACACCACCGTACATATGATATGCGGGAGTAAAACCATCTGGTTTATTTGTATTAGCCATGATTGTCTCCTTTGCTTATATACATTGTTATTATTAATTTCCTTTGTCGGTAGGTTTACTACCGAAAGCAACTTTAGAAGTCCTTTGGATATCACTATCTTTTATAGGCATTCTAGCGTCGCTTTCTCGCATATAGTTCTGGTCTACACCGTCCATAGCAGTTTTTGCTTGGTTTTGAAAATACGCTGTGCGTTCTTCGGCGGTTTCAACGGGTACTTTAGCGAGGATTAAACCTCCAACCCCAATTACTCCTTTATTACTTCCACTATCTACAGTTGGAGCTTCAAAATCAGGATAATCTTCTGCTCTCACAGGCTCATATCCTTCTCTAATACGTTTAGACATATTAGATTTATCATCTATCCCTCTAGTAGCTTCTCTAATCCACCTGAATTGATATCCAGGAGGAGCTTCTGGTGCGTCTAACATTGACGGGGGTTTCCAAGGCGTTCTGCGAGTTTGAGAGTCTCGTGTCTCGGCAGATCGTGAGTTACGATCAGTTTTGACTTTCATTTCATCTGTCATTTTATACTCCTTCGATATGCTTAGCATATTCTTCTAGCGGCACATTTAATCTTTTAGCTATTGCTACTTGACTTGGTGTGAGCTTGATTTTGCGTGATGATTTTTTACCACTAGCACCTCTGCTACTGGCAGCAACCTGTTGCACGGGGGCAGATTGCTCGTTAGAAAACTTGTGTGGAAAATTTTCAGCCATACGTTTATCAACTTCGGCATAATAAGCATCTGAAGTCGGGTCTATCCCTCCCTCAACTAATTCTTTATGTATTCCAAATGCTGCAAACGTCATTGCTTGGTCATCTCCGAACCATGTGTTTCGTTTTGCCCACTCCTCTGCTTTTGGATCAGGTCCAGCAGCCTGAGGCTGTAACGTAGGCTTATACGCTTCTACAGGAACTTCTTGAGGTTGATTTTTCTCTCTAAGTTGTTGCTGAGCTGATAATCTTCTAAGATTTTCTGCTTCGGCACTTGCTCTAGAAAGTTTTTCAGTTGCTTCTACAACTGCTGCACTATCTCCCACTTCTTGAGCTTCTTTTAAAAGCTGTTTAGCTCCCGCTATTTCAGATTGTACTCTATTATCATACTCTTTGAAAAGGGAAGAGTCTGAATTCTTTAATTTTTCTTTTAAAGTAGATGCTGTTTGATTAACACTTTGAGCGTAATTAACGGCTTCATCTCGCTGTCTTTCTGCTTCTCGCATCTTATAGGTTAGTTTATCAATACGTTTTTGTACTGATTCACTAATCTGATCTAGCTCGTCTTTTGGTTGAGCTTCTTCTACAGGTTGTTCTTCAACTATTTCGTCTTTAATTGAATTATCAACATCTGCTTCTCTTACGTCAACTTCGCCTTCGGGAAGTTCTAGTTCTATTTTTTCTGCTTCATTATTTTGCATGAGTCCTCCTCAAGATTGTTATGATAAAATTGCTTCGGGATCATCAATAGTTGCTAAAATTTCGTCATCATTCAAAAGTCGCATATCGCCACCTTCTATTTGAAAACGAGCTCCAGCATATCTACCAAAAATTACCCAATCACCTTTTTTGCACCAAGCTCCTTCAGGAAACTTGTGCGGGTCACTATAAGCGTCTGGTCCCATTTCGACAACATAACCAACTACCGTTGCAAGTCTTTCTTTGTCAACAGTTGCTTTAGCTAAATGTATGCCGCCTTTGGTCACAGAAGATTGTGTGAAAGGTAATATTAAAATACGATACCCCGTTGGACGTGGTAACGATTCCGCATGAGAGTCTAAGTTATCGGGGGTGATTATAGGCTCATCTGCTTGTGCTAAAGCAGCAGCTCCTCCACTACCAAAATTATTTACTCTATCAGGAACAGTTTTTGTTTCGACTTTATTCGTCATTTGCATCCTCCATATTAGAATGTAAAGTTTGAATTTCCTGTTCAGCGAAACTCAAACCCGCTATTTCGCCAACTATCCTTTGGTATTGTTCAAAATTCTCAACACTTCCAGAAGCTAACGTTTGCGTAAGAGCTTCTTTTCTCTCACGATATTTACGAAGCAAATGCTCCGTAGCTAAGATATAGTCCATTTACTTAATGTAATTATACCAAAGAAGTCCTTTAGTTTGTCCGTAAGCAGCCTTTACTTTAGACTCTTTACCGACAACCTTGCCTTTTGCGTCAGTGTTTACTTCACCAGCAGTAACAGACTTAGTTTTAGTGCTATCAACCATTGCTGGTTCACTAGGTGCAGGTCTATTAGCCTTTTTTGAAGGTGACGGATAGGCTTTCATCTTGTCGTCGTAATACTCTCGCATTATTTTTCTCCATTTTGATTTCTACTATCCCTAACTGTTTTTACCAGTTCGTTATAGTTTTTATCAGCGTCGGCTTTCGCTTTCAGCTCTAATTCTTGTAATTCTATAGCAGATTTAGTGTCTTGTACTCTTAAATCCGCTTCTATCTTCTCACGTTTAATTTGTGCATCTAATTCAGTTTTCATAGCAGCTAGTTGTGCATCTCTTGCATCATCTTCTGTTTTTTGCATTAATTGTTCTTTTTCTAATTGTAACTGCTGCTGGAACATTTCCATTTGTGGGTTTTGTTGTGCTGCTGCTACGGCTTGTGCCATCGCTTGTGCTTGACCTGTAACTTGTTGTGTTGCTTGAGCTGCCATCATAGCTATTTCGTTCATCATTTCAGGCGGCATAGGTTGGTCTAGTTGTGGAAGCGGTTGTCCCATTGCTTGTTCTACTTGTTGTCTATATAACATTGCCTGATGTTCTTGTATATTTGCACCTATCGCTTGCATAGCTACT